GTGTGCAGAATGATGACCACCACCTTTTTTAGCAAATTCTTGTACCCACATCTCACTAAATAGTGTTGTGTATTGTTGCATATCAAAACCTTGATGATCTAAATACTCCCAAGATTTTAAACCAATGTAATTTCTAAAATCTAAAAAGTCATTGTCAGTTGTTAGTGGTGTTGAGTGATATGATCTTCCAAAGTCACCGTGTTTTTTTATATGTGCTTTAGCTTCTGGAAAATTTCTAGCAGCTTTAATATATTTGTTAGATGCTTTAGTTAAAGATTTTACAAACTCTGGTTTTTGTTCTGACCAAATAGTCGTGTTAAAATAGTTATTTATATACATTATTTAAAAGGCCTTCCTAAATGCCAGACAACAAGACTATATCTTGTGCCTGATGTCACGGGTTTAACTCTATGCCAAACAAATGAAGGAAAAACAATAATAGAACCTTTAGGTAATATCTCTTTTGCTTTTCTTAAATGTTTAGTTTCATCTCTCATATGTGGATCATAGTTTCTAAAATCAAATTCTAGTTCACCACCCGTGTATTCTGAACCATCTGTTAATTGACAAGTCATAGATAGTTTTCGAATTCTGCCGTGCTCTGGATGATTAGGATCTTTTCTGTCATAAACTTTATCCCAACTATCACAATGCCAATCATAGTATTGGTTGTGTTTGTATTTGGTAAACTGACAAGATTCACTTCTTTCCCAATCAAAGTTCCAACCAGCTTGTTTATTTGCTTCGTGAACGTATGGATGTAATTCTTTGTATATCCAAGTATCATTTAACCATACTAGATCAGAGTTTCTTTTTCTTTTTAAATCTTTAACTTCTTCTTTATTTAATTTTTTATCACCATAACCGCCAGTTCTAGCCATTACTTCTTCTTGTGAATTTGCATAAGCTATTACATCATCACAAAACTTTGGTGTAAGAACACCGCTAAAATACCAATAATAATTAGATATATTCATAAGTTATTGTTTGTACAAAGTTTAATGAATCTTTTTGATTGTTAGTTAGGTAATACATATTTGTTGATGGAAACATAATAAACATATTATTTTTAAGTTCTATATCCCAACTTCTACCTTTACGTCTGTTATCTTCAAAATGTATTCTTACCATACAGTCTTTTACTTTTACACCATATAATAATGTAAAGTCTGGAGAGTTACGTAAATCTACAGGATCAATATTTAATAATGGAATTGTAGTCTCGCCGGGTTTGTAAATGTTTCCCCACGTTTTTTTGTTAATTAAATTTACACCATACTCAAGACCAACGTGATCTCGCATATAGGTATTTAACATATCCCAAGTTCTTGAGAACGGAAAATCTTTGTTTTGAATTACTGATTGTAAAATATCGCCTGATAATTTATCTCGGTCAATATCCCAATCTTTAGGCATATCGACATCACCAACATATAATGCTTGTTCTGTTAATACTTTCTTCTGCATACCGACTCCTTTTATAAAGGATGATAGTATAATGTCAATATGATTTAAAAGATTTGATCTAGATCAATTATGCGTGTGCGTCTGTCAAGTCCCAAGTAGTATTTGCTTCATTCCACTCATAACCCCATCTGTGAGTATTAGCTTCGTTTTGTGAAGTCTGTTCAGCTGTTAATGCTGGAGCATCACCAATTGGTGATTTCCAAGAAGCTGATTCGTTATGTTTTACCCAAGATGCATATGGTTTTTTAGGCCAAAAGATTTGATCATCTTCGTCCCAAGTATATCCTATACCTGCATAGTTTCCTCTAAATGATTTAGAGTTATCTCCAGATGAATGTGTATTACCTGATGTATTGTATGAAGTTTGAATCCACATTTGTGCCGGCCAATTATTATGTGTTTCTAAATATTGTTGACCTACTGATTCATCTTCAACGCCATCAGCGTTTAACATATCACCATTATTCAAAGTTAATACTTGAATAACTTTTCCGTTAGATCCTAGTTTTGCAAAATGTGCCATAATGTTTCTCCTTATATATTAATTTTAATTACTAGTAAATACATATTAATTTTGAAATTTATACCTTATCATTACTATTCCTGACCCACCACCTGATCTTCCGTAAGGTCCGCCACCACCGCCAGCACCGCCCCCTGTATTGGTTGTTCCTGGATTAGAAGCCCACGCAGATAAAGGACCTTTTCCCGTACCGCCTCCACCAGCACCACCTGGATTTGTTGGAGGAGCAGGAGGACCACAATGGGCAGAAGAACCTCCACCAGCAAACCATCTGCCAGCTGAAGGACCTGGTGTCCCATAACTACCTGAAGTTGGACCAAAAAAATCTGTTCCTAACGCTACACCATTACCACCATCACCTGGAATACCTGCTCCTGGAGAATTTTCTCCAACAGCACCAGCGCCGCCTCCGCCTCCACCAGCACTTGTTGGTGCGGCTGATCCACCGTTATTACCTTGTGGGGGACTTACTGGAGGAGTGTTTCCATTTCCAATAGCATTGGGTGCATAACCAGCGGCACCTCCTGATCCACCAGAACCAGCAGCTTCACTTGGTCCACTTACACCTCTACCTCCACCACCGCCTGCCGATGTTATAGTTGAAAAAGTTGAAGGATTTCCATTCCCTCCTAAACCTACAGGTTGAGATGCACTAGCAGTTCCACCACCTCCTACTGTAATAGAATAACCTTGTACTGAAACAGGTAATCCATTATTTGCACCTGAAGTACAAGCTAAAGGACTTTGTGTGTATGTGCATTGAGGAGTTTTACCTTCTCTATAACCACCAGCACCTCCAGCAGCATAATAATATCCTGCTCCACCACCACCTGCTACAACTACATAAGAAACTTCATTTGATCCTGCAGCATTACCTGCACAAGAAACACAAAAAGTTCCAGGACCTGTAAACACGTGTGTTTTAAAATTACCACAAGTTAAAATTGTTCCACCAGTTGCTGTAACATATGTTTTTAATTCTGATGCTTCCGATTGTAAACCTGAATCTGTTACTAGCCATCCTTTTGTTGAATCTATAAATACTAATGTTATTGCAAGACCTTCTTCAGTTAAAACAGGATTACCAGTTGAACCACCAGCTTTATCAGAACCATTTAAATCTAATGTTAAATTACCTGTATCAAAAGTATTGGCATAATCTTTAAAACCAACAACTGCTCCAGCAGTTCCTGCAGGAAGATTAACTGTAAATCCTCCGCTTGATGTGTCGACAAAATATCCCTCGCCAGCTACTGCTGTAAAGCCCGATGTTTTAACAGTTGTTTGCCAGTTAACAGCACCTGTTGCACCAAAGTTTAACGCTGTACCTTGGTTATTAATTGTTGCACCACTAGGAATTGTAAATGTATCTCCACTATCTCCTAATGTGACTGTACCACACGCTGCTCTTGGACTAATTTTATTTACTTTTATTTCACTCATAATTAATTTTGAAACCTATATCTTATTACAACTATTCCACTACCTCCAGCACCACCAGCTGCGGCCGATCCACCTGGATAACCTCCACCACCACCAACACCACCATTACCAGAATTAACTGGACCTGATGCATTACAACTATTACCTGTAGGACCACCTGGTGCTCCTGCAGCATAAGTTACTCCTGAACCTGTTATAGCGTTTGGTACACCTGGACCTCCAGCTGAACCACTTGCAGGATAACCACCTGGAGAAGATTCATTAGATCCCGCACCACCAGCTCCGCCACCACCAGCTCCGCCACCACCGTTATTGTTAGGGTTAGCTAAATTTGTTCCACCATTATTTCCTTGAGGCGGACTTACTGGAGGAGTATTTCCCGTTCCACCAGGAAAAGGAGTAGGACCTCCACCATCACCAGCTCCACCACCAGAACCTCCATCTCCTCCAAAACAAGTAGGAGGTCCAGCTCCACCACCAAAACCACCTCCAGCAGATGTAATTGTTGTTGGTCCTGCAAAAATTGAATTAACACCATTACCGCCATCTCCACCACCAGAACTTCCAGCAGTTCCACCTCCGCCTACTGTAATTGGATAAGCGCCTGCAGCAGCATTTATAGTTGGTGCTTGTAAAGGGGCTGGACCAAATGCAGATGTTCTATAACCGCCTGCACCTCCACCTCCACCGCCTCTAGCGGATGAGCCACTTTGCCCTCTACCACCGCCGCCACCACCTACTACTAAATATTCTAAACCATTTCTAGGAGCAACAGTTGAAGCAGCACATATTGTAAAAGTTCCTGGGCCTACAAATTTTGCAACTTTAAAATCACCATCATTTGTTAAAGTATTACAAGCTCCTGAAATTGAAGCTGTAATATATGGAACTAGTCCTGTAACATTAGATGTTGAATCCATTGTATTTTTCCAACCTTCAATGTCATCTACATAAACAAAAGTTACTGATTGACCTTCAGTTGACAAAGCAACAGTTGCTGCAACACCACCAATTTTTTGAGATCCATTAGCTGCAATTGTTAAATTATTTGTTTGAAAAGTGTTTGTATAATCTACAACAGATACAATATTACCTGCAGTACCTGCTGGTAAGTTCATTGTAAATGCACCACCTGATGTATTTGCAAAATATCCTTCGCCATTAGCAGCAGTAAAAGTTGATGTTTTAATACTACTTGTTTGCCAGTCTACTGTACCTGTTCTACCGAAACCTGTTTGAGTTGCACCACTTGCTAAAGCAACGGTACCACCACAACGACCTAGTGTAACTGCAGATCCATCTACAACAATGGGATTACTTGCTCCTGATCCAATTGTAGTAGTTGTACCACATTTTTTGATGATGTTTGAATCATCTGAAACTTTATTTATATTATCTACTTTAATTTTACTTGTCA